CAAGAGGTGGATTTGTAGAAAAGAATTATATCGTTCCTATAAAATTTACAGAAAAAACAGATTTAGAATTAGTTGCTAAAGCTAGTGCAACATCATCAGTAAGTGCTGGATTTGAATTAATCTTAGAGAAAGTAGATCAAAGCTAATGAGTGATAGAACTGCATTACAAAAAATAGAATCTCACGAAAAACTTTGTCGTATTATGCAGAAAGCAACACATGATAAAATTCACGATCTACAATTACAAATAAATAGAATTGAAAAGATAATGCTTATTTCTGTTGGTGCATTAATAAGTTCAATGGCATATGTAATTATGCTTTTAATAGATAAGGTCTAAACCTTTACAAACACCTAAAAATAGGTACAAGTATTAATTGCATGAGTCATAAACGAATTTTAGTTATATCTGATATGCACATTCCATATCATCATAAAGACGCAATCAAATTTTTAAAAGAAATTAAAAAAGAATTTAAACCTGACACAGTTGTTAATATTGGAGATAGCTTAGACTTTCATGCGATCTCAATGCACGATAGTAACCCTGATTTATATTCTGCTGGACATGAATTAGCAGAAGCTAGAAAATATATAAAAGAATTAGAAGATGTATTTCCTGAAGTTACAGAAGTAGATAGTAACCATTCTAGCTTAGTTTATAGACGAGCATTAAAGTATGGAATGAGTAAAGAATTTTTAAAAGACTATGGAGATTTCTTAGGTACTAAAAAATGGAAGTGGATAGATGATCTAACACTTACTATGTCAAATGGCCAGAGATGTTTCTTTACACATGGTAGAAGTGCAGATGTATTAAAAACAAGTCAGGCTATGGGAATGAGTTGTGTTCAGGGTCATTATCATACGAAGTTTGTTATTAGTTGGTGGGCTAACCCAGATAATCTATTCTTTGGAATGAATGTAGGTTGTTTAATTAATCAAAAAAGTATGGCATTTGCTTATGCTAAGAATTTTAAAACTAGGTTTATCATAGGTTGTGCAGTTATCTTAAATGGTATTCCAAGACTACTCCCAATGGTTTTGAATGAAAAAGGGGATTGGATTGGCAAAATCGTCTAAGTTAAAGCCACACAGAGCCACAGAGAGGGCTACTGACAAGCAAATAGGTGGCAACCATTACAAAGGCAAAGTACAGCCAATAGAACTCATTGTATCGCATAATTTAGACTTCATAGATGGCAATATAGTTAAATACGCAGTTAGGAATAAAAAAGGCGAGAATCCTAAAGAAAGATATGATAAAATAATTCATTATTGTGAATTAGCAAAGGAGTTAAAATGTGGTTGAATTTATTATCTTTGGGTGTAAAGACAGGGGCTAAACTTTACCAAAATAAACAACGAACAAAAGAATTAATGTCAAATGCTCAGATGCGTCATGCAGAGCAAATGGCGAAAGGCGAAATTGAATATAAAGCAAAAGTTATTGAAAGTAATGACAATGGTTTTAAAGACGAATTTGTCCTCATTCTTGTTTCTATTCCTATTCTGTTATTGGGTTGGTCTGTGTTTTCTGACGATCCAGAAATTCGTAATAAGCTAGATACTTTTTTTGAGTATTTTAGCAATCTACCTTATTGGTATCAAGCTATTTTTATTGGAGTAGTTTCTGCGATCTATGGACTTAAAGGTGCAGACATCATGCGTAAGAAATAGTATAGTGTCCGAATGGACAAAGTAAAAGTTGATTTCGTTATAACAGACCTAGAAATGCAAATAGAGACTCCTAACAATATCTATGGAAGCTGGGTCAATTTTAGATTTATTGATACTTTTCCATACTTCACTAAAGTTAATGATATGGTCGAAGAAATAAAAAAACGAAGTGATGTTGATTTAATTAATTACGAATACTCTTATACAGGAATCCACGAAGATACTGATTTAAAACATTTTGATATTACTAGAAACTAGGGCAGTAAAGAGAGAGCAAAACTACCCTAGCTATTTTAGGTTCAAAGATATTTATGGCCGTTTATATAAACCATAATTAAAAACACCTAAAATTCTTTTAACGAGCCACCAAGTCTCCCTGATGGCTCTATCTACTAGACTCATATATGGGGAGCAAATCAATATATCGTTAGTAGAATTCATTTAAACCTTACTATTCAAAGCTAAATCTCTTTTTAACTCTGATTGTTTTAAGCTGACATACCTATCAATATTTGTATATCTATATCTAGCTTTAATTAATTCTTTTTCAGCTTCAGCATATTGTTGAACAATATTTTTGTAATCAGGGTCTATTCTTGCTTCATGTTCTGCCTCACTCATAGTCTTAACTAACTTTTTATGTTTAATAACACATGAAGAAAAAACTGCTTTTCTACCCTCATCTAATATAATAGTTTTCTTTTGCCACTCAGCCCAATCATTAGAGGCATCTTCTAATTTTTTATATAATTGATCGCTTAAATTCATATCAATATCACTCCTAATATAAATCCTATCGTAAAGCAAATCCATTCTCTACGATAATATAATTCTATAGCTTTCCACTCACTAGTTGATTTGTTAAAGATTCTCATGGGTATAATAACATCTCCTCTGCTTCTTGTTCTAATTGTTTTATTTGTTGTTTTAAATGTTTATTTTCTAACTCGTATTTTTCAGCTAAATTTCTTTGTTGTTTAACTTCTAAATACAAAGCCTGTATTTCCTCTAGCTTAATAGCGAAATCTTTTTTTAAGTTATAGAAATCGCTAATAAGTTCTTCTTGAGTTTTAGATAATTTAGCCATTAAAATGGAATCTCATCATCCATATCTGATTGCTCAATAGGTTTTGCATTATCTGGTGCAAACTGAGTAGCATAAGGTGGCATAGTTTGACCTACAGGCTTAAATCCATCTACATTGGGTTGAGGTTTATATGGCTTAACCATGATCAAACAAAGTATCTGTTCAAGATTACCCTTTGCATATTGTGGTGGGTTTTGCATTTCCTGAGTCTTAGTCATATACTTTAAAACATATCCAGCTTTAGTATATTCTTGAACTTCAGGTGTATTAAACCAATCATTAACTTGTGATAAACCATATTTTCTTTTGGTTAAGCTACAAGTAAATTTAACCTTACTTGCCTCGCCAGAATACTCATACTTAGGGCTTACATTTCCTGTAGGGAATAATCTCATTTGTAACCCACAGAACGGCTTATCGAATTTAGTTTTTTCGTACATTTGTTTTTCCTTTTTTTAGTTGATTATATTTTCGTACTGACTCGTTAAACATTAACTCGGATTTATGACAACTTAATAATCCAAGAAATGCTTTTAAGTGTTCCTTTTTATATAAGATATGTCTAGCCTCGAAGTCGCCACTATCTTTAGGCAATCGAACTATATACATCTTATTAATCTTCTTTCCTGTTTGTTCTTCATATGCCAACTTATATCCATGTAATTGATGAACCATATTTAGAAACAAACCCTTAGAAGTTTTTATATCTATGAGCCAAAGGTTATTGTCAGGGTCTTTAGCAATTAAATCTAAAGTTCCACAGAACCCTCGTTCAGAATATAAAACCTTTTCGGACTCAATAACTTTTAGTTTATGTTTTGTCCAAAACTTTTTAAACTTCTCAAAGCAACCTAATATTACAGGGTCGCTTGGGTCAGTAAATTTTTCTCCTTTAAGCCACATCTCGCAAAACTTATGAACCATAGAGCCTATATTTAAAATATTATCTCCTTGTTTTTTTGCATTAGATTTAGCATTAGTAACTATCTTCTGTATCTGGTCTATAGGAATACCCTCTCGTTCCATTTCAGTTTTGATAGCATTTACTTGTTGGCTAATCTTCCAATTCTCTAACATTGGACTCGCTAACTTTCCAAGTAGTGTACTCATACCAACTACATATTCGTTGTTATGAATATAGACATGTTTTTCTTCATTGAACTCAATTGTATGACCATGTTCTGTTTTATGAATTGCCATTATTCTCTCCCTTGTATTGTTGTTTATTTTCTGCATTTGAAACACATATTCTATTATATTCTGGTAAATAGTATTCTGTAGTTTCTTTCTTAGCTTTACTTCTACTTAGTATTCTATTCATGGCTT